CTTTATTAGAGACCCCACACATGCAACACATACAAACGCATTTACTCACGTATTTGCCACATTTCTTGCATCCGCTTGCCATAGCGTTTTGCAACCCAGACACGTTGGGGGGAATTGCCCTTCACGTGTACCTTGAGGAACACTTGCGGTTTCGTTACCCCCGCTTGTCGTTCCTCGTGCTCAATGTGTACGAGCCTGTCATGCAGTTTTTACAGACGCGTGATGGTGGCTTTTTGGCCCCACAGGCCCTGCACTACGCCAATAACGCACTCCGAGACGCCAAGGTCAGAGGCGGTTTCGTGTTAGCGTGTGCCAATCACTTCTACTTTAACTTGCGTGCTGCGATTCTTCGTCAGCTGCTGACTGTGGGAGTGCCGGCATCTGTCGCGCGCACCGCCCTTGGTGGTGTTAGCGTGGCCTTTTTGGCCTTGAGCACATACGCCGCCAGGGAGAGCGGCGCTGCCGACGAGTTTCTCTCACTCGTTGGCCTGTACATACGTGAGACCGCGACACGCCTGCTTGACAGACGCCGACGCCCACAGCGTTGCGATGCGTCTGACGTACGCGGATACTTTTCGGAGGCCCCGTTCCTGCTGCTCAAAGCGCGGGACGCGCACACCCATCCCGAAAGTGCCGCGCTGCGTACCGGTGCCGTCCATTTTTGCGAAGCTTTCGCACGGAGATTGACTTATCGTCCTTTCTTCGTCGGACAGTCACGGACCGACCAACGCTTAACTCGCGATGGTTGTCGTTCGTTCTACTTTCCGAAAGATGCCGGCATGCAGTTTTCACCTGAAGACTGCCAGGTTAACGACCTCAGGATCCACATCGACACGGACTACTACTACAACATGCCTGCGGAGCTAGTGAAACACCCGGTTCCCACCCTGCTCTACTCAATGGTTCCCATCGCTGCGTCACGCGCGTGCGGCGAGACCAGTTATCGCTTTAATGTTAGCGGAGAGTTAGAGGTCAGCGTTGCAGGCGGCGCCACTTACTCACATCCTTTGTGGGATTATGGCGCGGACACATTGGTTGCCGCCAATTGGTGGCACTATGTTGTTTATGGAGTAGAGCGGACCGTAGTCGGGCTTGACAGACAAGTAATACTGCTCGTGCCAACAGCGCACTGGAGTGGAGTTTGGTCTTGGATAGCACGATGGGTCATGCCTCACCGCCCGCTGCAGCGCATGAGCCCCGTTGATTCCAACGGGTTTGTGCGCATTTCGACCCAGACGCCGACAGGTATGCGCGTCAGTACGGGTATCGCGGGGCAGTTCGTCAATGCCACGATTTCCGCCGTTCACGACGGTAAATTGTTGGCTTACTCGCGCGTATTGACCACTAAGATGTCTACCGCGCATGTTGGCAACTGCGTTAAGAATGAGGTCACTGAAGCCGATTCCCTGCAGGTTCTAGTGGACTACTACGGACGTAAGCAATCCGACACCGGCCCGATTGTGTACGCGCCTAACGAGCGCGTGCACCGATACACGCCGTCATTTGCCCCCCTCGAAGAGGAGTCAAAGCCAGCCATCGTTCCTTTTATGCAGCCCCTAGTTGGGCCCGCATACTGTGCGATGCTGAGCCGCTCCATGGAGGCCGCGGCCATAGAGACGCGTGTCGAGTCAGTGCGTAGCGACGTCCGTGTGTTTCCACCGGACATAGCGGCGTGGGTGACGGAATTCATCCACCACATTTATCCAGCCCCAAACACCGTTCGAATGTACACCGACGAGGAAGTTTGGGAACGCCAAAATCGCCCGGAGCAGCGCCGCCTAATCAGCGCAGCGATTCCGTGTGAGGACGACGACAGCCGCAACGCCACGGGCATGCTAAAAGCTGAAGCCCACGGTGAAGTGCAAGACGTGCGCATCATCACTATTATCGAGACAGATGACAAGGTTGAGTACTCGAAGGTGATCTACGCCCTGCAAGCAGAGCTGAAGAGAGTCCATTGGTACGCGTTCGGCAAGACGCCGAGAGACATCGCGGAAACCGTGGCGGACATCGCATCCACAGAAGACGAAGTCCATTTGCATGACTGCTCGCGTATGGACGGCCATAAGGCGGCCGTCGTGCGCGGCATGGAGGACGAACTCATTATGTGGACGATTGTGCTGGATGAGCGCGAACGGGCGCTCAAAGCAGCCAAGAAACATCGCAAGTTGCGCGTGCGCATGGACAAAGGCGCTGTCTTCGAATCCGAGGACGGCCAGAGTTCGGGCGCCGCCGACACCGCCTATTTTAACACCATTTTGAATGCTGTTATGGCGTATTGCGCGTTGCGCCGGCTTGGGTTCAGTGCCCAAAATGCTTGGCGCCTACTTGGTCTGTATGGTGGTGACGATGGGTTCTCGCGAAGAATCAACTCAGCAACTTTGTCCGAGACCGGCCGTGCGTTTGGCCAAGTGATAGTGACGGACACGGTGCGCAAGGGCGAATGCATCAAGTTCCTAGCGCGCGTCTACGGGCCTGGCGTCTGGTGGGGTGAACCAGACAGCATGTGTGACATACGTCGCCAAGCGATGAAGTTCCACACGACGAAGGCAATGCGGCCAGGTGTGACACCCGTAGATAAGTTGCTCCAGAAGGCGCTGTCGTTTATGGCGACAGATGCCAACACCCCACTCATCGGCCCATTGGTGCGCCGCGCGCTCGATTTGCGCCCGCGCAACCACAAGCTGGTGACTGACCGCGCTGTTGCGCGCTGGGGTGATCAGTACTCGGATGATGTGCAATACCCAAATGCACCCGGAGACTGGATGATGGACGAGCTGCATCGCGCTCTACCCGAATTCCAGTATGACGCCTTTGTGGCGGCTGTCGACTCCGCGCGATTCATTGACGACTTACTGAACCTGCCCACGTACCACGACATCCCACCAGTTGAGGGTAAACCTGGCTATGACGTTGATAGGCTGGACGACAATCGCGCCACTGCCACGGCTGCTAAAGCCTGGCCTGAGCGCGCCTTGTTGAACGCCGACCCGACGCGTATGAGCGCCGCAGATGTGCCGCCCCAAGCTCCCGCCGCCGCTGATAAAGCGATGCAGCCCGCGCCCGTTAATTCGGGTAGCGTAGAAACCGGAGCGAAAGGCGGACGAACGGCGAACACGCGCAAGGAGCGTCCGCCCCGCCCTAACGCTGGTCCCAAGCTCGCCGCAGATGCGCCCAAGGTCGCCGCTGCCGCCGCCGCAGTTGAGTTGAGCGACGACGACAAGCTGGAGATTGAGAGACGAACGGCTAAGAAGCTTGGCTTTGCGCGGCCACCGCGCACTGAGCGTGAGTCGAAGGACATACCTGCTAAAGACCCAGAGCGTCTCTGGAGGCAGGAGTTTGGCAGGCAGAAGAAGGCGTATAAGCGATCCTGAGTGCTGAAACGAGCCTGGAAAGCTCGTTAAAACACTTCCCCCTTGGTGGCAGAAGGGTGTAAATAAACAAGTCCACCCCTTTCGCGCTTCTGGTTAAAGCGCCTCATTCAGAAATTCTCATTGTAAATAGGTTTATCTATCTGTAAATATTCATGGCTCGCTCTCGCAAGTCCAAGCGCACCGCAGCGCCGCGCCCGCCCGCGCGATCCCCAGTCCGAGCGCCCCCGCCTCCGCCTCCTCGCGACGCCCCAAAGAAGCGCCGCCGCAACCGCTCAAAGCGGATGCAAGGCTACGGCGGCGGCATGACACGTGTCAGCGCCGCCCCGACCACTGTCGGTGTGACGTCGTCCTTTGCCCCGCAGAAGCGTGGCAGTGAGTCGATTACGTTGCCCTTCAAGGAATTGGTCGCGGTTAGTATCCCAACGGGTACTGCGGCCAACACTGTCATTGCCAATCTCACGCTCGGCATGGCAACATTCGCCGGCACGCGCCTTTCGCTCGTCGCCAACACTTGGGAAAAGTTCAAGTTCCTCAAGCTCTCTGCTCGCGTGATTACTTCCGCTCCGAGCAGCACAGCAGGCAACATGATCCTTGCCTGGGACGCCGACCCAACCGACAACACCCCGCCCAATACGGCCGGCGGCATGCAAATGCTGACCACTATGGCCGCCGCTGAGGTGTTTCCGATTTGGCAAGGCTTGGAGATGCCCATCCCTATCGATTCTGATCGCGAGACAGGCTTCTTCACGAACTTCAACTCGAGTGCCGCGAGCCCCGCAGACCCGCGTCTGTATGAGCAAGGCCAGCTCTACCTTGCAACGATGGCGCCCCCAGTGTCGTCGCAGCAAATGACGCTTGAAGTCGCGGGTGTGTGCCGCTTTTGGACACGCGCGCTTGAGCAGCCCTCCGCCCCCACCGAGACCACCAACGCCACGCCCGCCTCGTTGAACTCGTCGTCGACGTACGTGAACAACAACGTCCTTGCGCCGCAAGTTCCGGGCGTCGCAGGCCAGTCGATTCTGAACAATGGCATCAATGCGCTTGCTCAAGCGTATGCCTTGTTCGGCAACTCCGGCTACGGCAACACCACTGGTGCACTGCTGACGCCAGGCAACTACGAGATCCTTTGGAGCGGCAAAGGCCTTCAAACAGGCACTGCGTCGTCGTCGATCAGTGGCTTTATGAGCCCTATGCCGGGTTCCCGTGCGAACCCGAGTTTGGTCGTCGACGCGCCCTTCAGCCAGCTCCTGATCCCTGCGAGCGTTGCGAGCAATCTCAACGGCCGCTGGTTCGCCAACGTTGTGGACCCCGTGGGCGCGCTCTTCTACCTGATCCTGTCGACCGTTTCGACCGGCGTACCCCTCACGTCCGCCGGCGCCCAGACCTTTCAAATCCGTAAGGTCACGTCTGCCAACTAGATCAGTCCCTTAGATTCTGCATGACACATGCCTTCCCTCGGCGAGTAAATTGGGCGCTGGTTCCTGCGATAGTGGTTGCCGGTTGACACTCACCTTGCGCCTCACCACCGCTTCTTCTTTGAGTATAACAGGAGTTTTTGACAAGAATAGGAGTTGTACTTACTTTCACAGCTCGCAATGTCCACCCCATG